AGCTTGATCGCGGTGTCCACCACAACTGTAGGCTTAAGAAAGCTATTTGCCATGGTTGTTGGTTAATCCTTACTTGTAAGCGCGGGGTTTATCCACACGAATTTGTGGCCCACGCGGGATTTTTGAGACAATCGAATCAGTGTCGGGATCAGGGTCCTCAGTCTCGCCACCGCCGCCATAAAACGCGCCCTTCTTGGGGGCACTAGGCGTTTTTTCCTTGCTTGCTTCCCTGTCGGCTTTCAGGCCCAGGTCTTTGATGATGGAGTCCATATCTTCAGCGATTTCATCTGCGCCATCGCCCTGGACTCGCTTCCAGAAGCTCTTCGGCAACCCGCGTTCGCTGGCAAGGTCAGCGATCAGGTTTGCCCTTTCGAGCTTGGTAAGTGTTTCGTCTTTTTCCTTCAACGAGGAAAGAAGTTTATCTCGCTCTTTTTCCCAGCGTTCCGAATCGGTAGATTTCTCATCCTGAATCTTCCGGTACGCTTCTGAATCAGATACGCGTTGTTCGTAGTCAGCGTACTTCTTGAGTAGCTGATCTTCCTGACGCTTTAATCGCTTCTGCAAGATGCGATCAAGTTCGGTCTGCGAAATGAATTTCTCTTCGGGGCCGTCGTCAATCGGACGTTCTTGGGTATCCTCAGAAATTTCCAGAACTTCTTCGGTCGAGGCAACTGCCTCTTCGGTATTGTTTTCCATTTTTTATTCCTTCCGCAACTTTTCTGGCGTGCGTTACCAAACCGCCCCTTACGGGCGTTAAGACTGGTTGCTCAATCGTCGCTATCGTCGTCGTCGTATTTCAGAACCGATGCGGTCCACGACTTAGCGGCATCGCCACCCCACGCGGCCCATGCGACACGACCGGGTGACGGATACCCTTCGCTACCGGGGGACCACCCCTTGCCCTTCTTGTCCACCTCGTGCCTCGCCAGGTAGCTGGCGATACGACCAATGGTTTCCCGGCTGACGGCTGCGCCCCGCGCTAGTTGCGCCGCGCGTCCACGCCCGGTGGCGGTAAACCCACCACCGGCATGGCCTTCTTTAATCCAGGCCAGGGCACGGCGCGCTTCAGCCTGAACCGCTCTAGGTGGTTTGTAATCCGTCATTCAAATAGTCTTTCGCAAGGAAATAGTTAACCCTACTAAGTAATAGTGTAGCAGATTATAGCTAATAGACAGGAATTGCACTACAATTACAGAAATCGTGCCCAACGGAAACGGCAGCCATTCTTTTAATCCCAGCCGATTTCATTATCGGTGTAGTCAAAAATTGACAGCCATTACAAGCGTCGGGATCTGCGATTGCCGCAATTCCCTTGGCAAGCGGGTCGAGTTGTACCAGATCCAGTACAACTCCCCTCCCCCCATTGAGAACGAGCCTGGTCACGGCACCTACAGACTTGCTGAATCCATCCCTTCGGATCTGGGGAATCGTATTCAAATCCATACCTGGAAGGCTTCTTTTCGCCATCCACACCGGGCCGGTCACCGTCATTGAGGCCATAATCTTCAATGACATTTGTCGATCTGAAACTGGGGCGGCGAAGTCCATATCCGGGGGGTCGTCTAACTGGAAGTTCCGATAGCTTTTGACAAACTCCGCAGCTACATTCTGGCTTTTCCGGAACGCGCTCTCCACAATCGGTCGTGCCATTTTCAGCCATGGTGCAGTTGTTCTCTTGAGGTCATTGAAATCTAGTATTTCCCAAGCTGGAACCAGTTCGATAACTACCGAACGGGCAATGTGCTTCTGTTCCTCGTGGTGGTGAGAAACCATATCCATGGGGTGCCAACCTATTCCCCGACACCGGGAGAGTTGTCAAAATCGGGGGTCTGGGACGGCAGGGCGCGACCCGCTCTATTTGCCCTGGAAGCGTCCCGAACAAACCGATTCGGGTCGCTCTTTTCCTTTTCTTTCGCCCTCGTACTCTTGATCCCGGCCTTGGCCTGCTCCATCTCGATCTTGTGCATTTCCTCGGCGGTACCGGGGAGAAGGTTTTGCCCGAACTCGTCCCGCAGATACTTCGTCAGCGGATCGTCGTCCAGAACCATGTTCCGCATTTCCTGAATATCCGTTGCGTCGAAGCCCGGAATGAACCGCCATAGGAACTCCTTCGGAACACCAAGCTGCTGTGCGATCTTGCCGTAGGCATCCGCGGCCTGGGCCAACGACCTGACCTCCACGTCCTGCCAGGAGATTCGTGCGTTGAAATCCTGGGCCGCACTGGAATCCCCGGCAATTGCCGACGCAAGTCGCAGCATCCGGGCGTGCGAGACACCCATGCTGGTTTGCTTTTCCAGAAGCTTTTGAGTCGTCTGCGCGCGGGAAGCCGCCAACGCTTCCGCGGACACGTTGACAACCTTTCCGGTGAACAAGTGCGACGGCAGTTGCAGCATCGCGGACAACGCCTCAACGTCACTCTCGTGCGCCTGGATGAAGGGGGCCATGTTGGTTTCGGGAAGCGATCCGAACGTCACGTTCGGATCTGATGACACCAGCATGTCCTCTTGCGCGAGCTTGCGCTTATCGTCGGCCCGGTTCGCATCATCTTCGGCTTGCTCAAGCCCGGTCGCGGTGCGAACCTTCCACGAGTTGTAATGCTGAACCAGCAGCCGGTCATAGTCGGTTTTGTCGATACGGGCTGCTACTGCCACGACAGGCTCAACGTCACCGATGCAACGGCCATCCAAGTCCATCTGGTTGACGTAGCGAACAATCGGGCATACACCGATCTCATGTTCGACGGTGCGGAGGAACGTGAACTTGCCGTCAAGGTTGGGGTTTTCAAACTCGTGATAGCAGTAATCGTCGTACCAGCGCCACGTCTTGTTGTCGGGCATCCATTCCAGCGCCCAGGTGGGAAAATCATCTCCCACCGGATCGTCATACATGGCGAAGATGCGCTTGGGGCTGACTCCGCGAAGAACCGGCATCTGCCTACCGGTGTGGTCCACGCCAGGGAGGACGCGAACGAATGAATATCCGTACCCGATTGCCGCCCTGTGAACCGAAATCTGGTGTGCCGCAAAGTTATTCGCGTTCCATATTTCCCAGGCGGATGAGTTGTCACGGTTTTCCGGTGAACGGTAGCCATCGACATACATCGCTTGTGCGAAAGTTGACACCGCCAACCCAAGCCAGGGGGAGCGCGAAAGGTCCAAAAGTGATCGTTTTTCCAGATCCCTGGGGCCTACGCGGACGGAATAGGGCTGACGGCCATCCATCCAGCCGCTCAACTTGTCGAGGCGAAGTTTTTCCCGGTGCCATTTCGGGTACACCTCGTTAGATATGTAAACAGCTAGCTCTGGACCCGCATTAGTGGGCGGCGGGGCGAAAACCCTGTTTCTAACAGGATCGTCACCGCCATACGGGGGTGGGTTAAGAATTTCGGGCATTTACCAAATCCTTCCGCCGATGGGGGCGTTCATGTGCGCCCCAGGGGGCTTTTTTGCCTCTTCTATGGCCCTCTCAGCGAGGTATTTGCTCAACCCGTAGTGCGCGTAACAGGCCGCAACTATGGGTGTTATATCGGCAGCTGAAGCGTCTTTCCGGGCGAAACCCCATGTTGGGCTTTCGCTGCCGCCCTCTTTGGACCCGATGCTGTACCGGGTCGAGTTCTTGAACGCCGACATGACGGTCGGATCATTGAGGTGAACTATCACTTTGTCGCGCACTGCGTCGTGGAACTCCCCGGTGGCCCTACCAATTTCGGACTGGCCCAGGATGATGAGTTCAATCCCCTCCTGCTGAAGGGGGGCAATGAACGAACCCGGCGCACCACCGCCCTGAATGACCACCTTTTCCGGGGCATTCGTGGACATATAGAGCTTCCGGACGTAATCAACCACCCAGTTGGTGCCCTTGGCGGTATAAATGACCTCCAACTGCCGCCTGCCCTCGTCCGTAACGCCGCAAATGGCTACTGAAGCCCGGTCGCGGAACGGCGAAATGTCCACCGCGGCAATGATCTGGGTGCTAGAAATCTGAGATTCCGAATCCCCGCAAGCTTCCCACCAGTCCAGCGGAATAACGTCCCGCATGGCGGTATCCGCCCACAGCCCCAGCCGCTCGCGGCAGAACTGCTTACCCCAGTCCAGTGCATGGCCCTCAGATTCGATGAACTCCTCTTCGATTCTGATACCCAGGGCTGGAATGGCCTTGTACCACTCCTCCTTGTCCTTCGGGTCGCACCCAGGCGAAGCGGAGAACTCGAAAAAGGCTAGCCGGGGAGCGCGATCTAACCCGCGCTCACGCACGCGAAACAAAAATTCCGAATCCTCCATACCTGTGGATGAGCAGTACCACATCTGGGGATTCGGACGTGCGGAGAGCGTCATCATGGACGCTGCGATCACC